GCTCAATGTTCTTGTCGCCGGATCCAGCTTCTTAAGCGTCACCGAGTTCACAGTGAGCACACCCGGGACGCTTGACGCCGCCGTGCGCAGATCCTCGGTCGTGACGGCCTCCTGAATCGGCTGGGCGATCTGGTCCTCAAACCACTTTATACCCTGATCCCATCGGAAGACCGCGTCATGATAGAAGAGGCGTCCTTCGTTGCAGACATTCTGACAGATCGCCTGCGCGCCCCGGATCATCGAAAGATCCCCGTTGCCGTCCACCGTGAGATCCCAGTCGTCTGATAGCTCCGCCGTGTAGGCCGTATGCGTCATGCTTTCTCCTAGTGAGGCGTGCCCGTCTCGCCGTCTGGGCAGGTATGCACGTGCCCTTGCAGGCTGATGCCTCCGGCCGTAACGTCCCCGGTCGTCGTGAGGCTACCCGTCACGCTTGCGCCGCCGCCCCCGCTCACCGAGAGCCCGGACAAGCCGGAGATGTGCCCCTTCACGGAGAGGTTCCCGTCGATCTGCACGTTCCCCGTGATGTGTGTCTGGGGAGTGTTGATCGTCGCCTGCTGAGTGTTTATGTCGCAGGACGACGTCGCGTTGATCGTCTTCGCGTTCGTGTTCACGACGACCGTCTCCGGCGCCGTGATCGTGATATCTCCCGAGTCCTCGATGCGCACGAAAGTCGTCGGCGTCTGCCCCCAGAAGCCCCCGAGGTAGAAGCCATCGCTCATGTCGTAGCATCGGAAGCTCCCCGGCTGTTGCGGCGAGGCCCCTCCCGTGAGCGTCGAGACGTCCTGCTGAGCGAAGACCGCCAGTCCGACATCGCCCGGCTTCGGGTCGCAGATGAGAGCCGCCGTCCCATGCTGGAGCCGGAACCACCTCAGCTTCGGGATGGAGACGGGCTCCAGGGCCTCGCCCGACGCGCTCCGCATTTTCACGAGAGGCGTCGCGGAGAGATACCCCGCGCCCGATCCATCGCCCGGCCTTTCGATTGCGTCAACTCGCACCGGAATCGCCGTATTTATCATGCCCTTGACGATCGACCGAATCAAAAAGTCGAGGACGTTCAGCTGAGATCCAGATACGAAGGCGCCTTGCGGCTGAGTTCTTTCTGTCATCAGTCCCCCTGCCACATGCCATCAAAAGAAGTTTCCCACGTGCTCGAGCCCGGGTTGTGCGCGCTCAAGGTGTGCGTGAGCTGCGTGATCTTCCACGTTCCGCTCGCGTGCGGGACGATCGACTCGACCTTCACGACCGCGGCTACGCGGAGCTCCGGCCGGAAGAAGGTCTTGCACTGGATGCCCTGGCTCGTGAAGACCGGATACCCGATCATGCCAGTCGCCGCTGAGACGAGCGGGATGCCGCCCTCTGCGCGCCGCACGCCGTCCTTCGGGATCAGAACCGTCTTATCGTCATCAAAGATGACATCCGCCCCGATGGCGTTGGTAGCCGTCCTGATCTTCGTGATCGGGTCGCCGTAGATCGTCGTGTCCGAGAGCGTCCCCTTCACGCCGTCATTTTGAAAGTCAAAGCCCGCTTGCGCGCTTTGCGACTGGATGAAGGTCGCCGCGTCCTGAGTGCCCTTGATGCTCACCGTAGATGCCGGCTCGAGTAGCGGATAGGCGCCAACCTGCGCCTCGATCTTGAGCACCGGGGACGATCCGTTGAGGTCCGCATAGGCCACCGTCACGCACCCGCGGAAGATCACCGGGAGGTCACTGCCCCGCTCCCCAGCCGCGATCTCGATTGCATTCCAGAGGCGATCCAGGGGCTTGAAGGCAAGCGTTGTGAGCTGGCCCATGACCGGAAGCGTGAGGCCATAGATCTCGACCTGGGCCGTCGCAAAGTCCACGCCGCCCGTCTTCGAGAGGCTGACGTTCGTCGCGAAGCCCTGAAAGACGAATTGATTATTAGCGCCACCCTTGTCTAGCGTGATCGAAACCCTGATGTCCTTTAGGCTGTAAGTTCCTGCCATTCTTCTGCCGTCACGTAGTAGAGAGTGTATCGATCGCTGAGTCCGTCGTACTGCGGCGCCTTGAGCTTGCCGTTGCCGTCCTGAAAGAAGAGCCGCCCGGAGAAGAGCGGGGTATTCCACACCGGGATCGGCTCCCCGGACTGGCATGCGTGCGAGTCGCAGATCTTCACCTCATCCGCCGTCAGCGTGAGGTACAGAAAGGAGCCCATCTGCCGGAGCTCGAGCACGCAGTTCTGCCCATCGAGCACGATCGAGAACTCCTGATGGGGCAGTTTCTGAAGAGGAATTTCAATCATTTCGGACTCACCAAGTCGGCGACAATGCCTTGTCTTTTTTCCCCTTGCACTTTCCCGGTCTGAGTCTTCCCCGCGTCATTCGCGCTCTTCGGAGACCAGACGACCGTCGCGCCGCCAACCTGCGCCGACACGATCTCGCGGAAGTCGCAGTGAATTTCGAGCGCGTTCGCGCCATTCACCGCGGATCGAGAGTAGCCGTAGGAGACAAGCGCCATGCGGGAGTAGACCTTGCTCGGCGTTAGGATGCGGAAGAGCTGCGTGCCGAGACGGTACGCCTCAAGCTTCGTCACGGCCTCCTGCTGCGCGAGGAAGTCCCCCGAGAAGAGAAGGCTCACCGAGCACTCGGAAGGGTTCGGCACCTTGTCGTAGGCGTAGAGCGCCCCGTTTTCCTGCGGTTCCGTCGGCACCGTGGCGGCCGAGTTGTCCTCGAACCCGTCGAGCGCCGTATATCCGCAGAATGGGTTTCCGCTGTCATCGATGACAGCCCACACTTCAGCCATCCTCACCTCACTTTGAAATCACGCCGGACTGCGCCGCGACCAGCATCCTGTTGCGGCGGCTAAGGGCGTTGTCCATCGCCCCGCCGACGGCCTTGCCCACGTCTTCCGGACTGCCGTTCGTCTGGATGTTGTTCACGACGTTCATTTCCATTTGATTCGCCACGGCCGGAGCCTGCGAGGTCTTCGCCTGCGATGCCGCGATAGCCCCCGCCGCCGCCTGAGTCGGCGCAGAGGCGTATCGGCCCCAGTCCCACGCATCCGCCGCGGGCGCCTTGGCTTCGTCGCCACCCCTGAAGAAGCTCGCGATGCCGCCAAAGACGCCCTTCACACGGTCCTTGATGCCGTCCGCGGCTCCACCATCCGGCGCAGGCTTCCCGCTGGGGTCCTGCGCCGGAGCTGATGCCTCTTTCGGCTTTCCTTTTGCGTCGAAGCCTAAAATGTCCGCGATACCGCCCATGGCGTTTTTCACGCCGTCCGTAACGCTATCAACAGCTCCGCTTACGACCCCTTTCACTTTGCCGCCGATATTGAGTGCATTCGCGACCCACTTGCCGATCAAACCAACAAGCGCCTTAAACGCCTTCTTCGCCCAATCGATGGCCGAGTGGAAGGCCCTGATAAAGGCGGCGCCGACTTCATCAGAAAGCCCGGAAAGCGAAGATAGCGCCTTGGGGATGCCCTTAGCTATCTTCGTTGGCAGATCGGTAAAGAAGACCTCCAGGCCGTCGAATACCGCGACGATGCCTTTCCCGATCACCTTCAGCGGCAGCAGGATCCCCACCGAAAGGGCCTTGCCGACCCCCGAAAAGTCGACGCCGTCAAAGAGGCCGCCGACCCACTTGCCGAAATCCTTGACGCCGTCCCAAGCGGACTGGATCGCCCCGACGATCTTCTCCGGGATGCCGCCGAGCACTTGCAAGAAGTTCAGCAGGCTCTTTCGGAAGGCGTCGATCTGCTTATCAGAAAAGCCGATGAAGCTCAGGAACTTCCCGAGAAGGGAGTTCCCGCCGTCAAGGAAGGCGAGCAGGTCGTCGAGGGCAAGGCAGAGCGCGAGGACGCCTGCCACGAGCGCCGCGACGGGATTCGCGAGCATCGTCGCATTGAGCGCCGCCATGACGCCTTGACCGGCCTTCAGCGTCTTGAAGAAAGTCGAGGTTGTCGCGATCGCCTGGATGATCGACCGGCCGTAAGTGACGGCGAGCACCGCCCCCAGCCCGGCGAGGATCAGCTTCACGCCCTTGCTGTGCTCCCTCAGGAAGGCCACGCCGTCGCCGAGCACCTTGAGAACGCGGTTCACGACCGGGAGTACCGTCACCCCAAGCACATTCCCGAGGGCCTGCGCCTGATCGGTGAACTGGCGCCAGCGGATGTTCATCTCGCGCGCGGCCTTGGCCTGCTCGCTGGTCATCGCCATGCCTTCGTAGGCCTTGGCGGCGGACGACGCCTTGTCCGTGAACTTCGTGAAGACCGCCGCGGCGTCTTGGCTCAGGCCCATCGCCCGCATAAAGTAGGCGGCCTGCTGCTGGCTCATGCCCTTGACGGCCTCACCCATGCGGAAGAAGTCGTCTGCAGAGCGGCCCTTCTCGACCGTCCAGTTCTCGAGCGCGGACTTGAAAGCCTCCTCAGAGCCACCTGCGTCCCGGTTCGCCTTGGCCCATGCGTCGATTTTGTCCACGGCGACGCCCGTGCGCTCGCTCAGCACGTCGAGGCTCTCGCCCATCTGCGAGAGGCCGCTGAAGATCTTCCCGCCCGCGAAGACTGCGAGCACGGGCCCCAGGGCGGTCTTCAGAAGCGCCCCAACCTTGCCGACACGAGCGGAGATGCCGTCCATCGCCCGGCCCATG